GTACTAAAGAAAGGTATGTTTTTAAACGAAAAGAGACTTTTTGGTATTTGTAAGAAAAAAGAATAATGCCGCAAATAGCTCTAACATCATTAAAAAATCTGCTTAGGGTCAACGTATGTGAAATAGAATTTTTACGTCGTCGATCTAAAGCAGGTCGTCCTTCAATGAGAAAAATGATGTGCACATTGTGTAATGATCTTTTAAACTCAACAAACGGTAGAATATCTCTAAATTATAAACCACCTGTTAATGGTCTACCTTATAATGCAGAGTCAAAAAATCTATTACCGGTATGGGATATCTTTATGCAAGACTGGAGAATGGTAAATATGGATGCTTGTAATCTTTTAAACACAAAAAAAGCAGATGATACATTTTGGGAATATTACAATGAAAATCTTTATACAATGTCAGCGCAAGAAAAAATTAATTACATGGACACATGATAGACCCATTAATAGAAAATAAAATCAATTCCTTTTTACAGAAAAAGGTAAGCATCTTTGTAGAGGGTTCTAAACCTATAAAGGAAGGTAAATTTTTAATTTTTAAATTTAAAGAATTTTATTTTAATTTTACCATTAAGCACAATACAATATCTAAAACTATAGAACTACCTTACCCTTTTAAAATAATAGAAGGTGATAATTGTCTAAAATTCTCCTACAATATAGAAGAGTTTGCTACAGAGAATGAAGAGTTGCAATTTAAATTAATGCTCTTCAAACCAGAAAAGAAAAATAAATTATACAATTCTGTGGTGGTTTTATCTGCAATTGAAATATAATTAAGGGTGGTAAAAAATCTAGTCTCTTTCTTTCCTGAAAACTATAATCCTAGTGATCAACAACAAACGCTTTTAGAAAAAATAGATAATGCGTTTAAGGATAATAAATTTGTAGTATGTAATGCACCTACAGGTTCTGGTAAAAGTTTTTTATCTAAAACGTTAGGTAACTACTCAACAGAGTGTTCACCTGAATTTAAGGAACTCATTACAAGTTATGATGCATATAAGCAAACATATGATGGATCATATGAGTATGAAGCTGATTGCCTTTTAGAATATCCTTTTGGTTCTTTTGTATTAACAATAACAAAGTCTCTTCAAGATCAATATCAAAAATTATTTCAAGAAGACGCTACTTTAAAAGGTAAAGCTAATTATACCTGTCAGGTTGATGATCAATTTGCGGTAGACACTGCACCGTGCTTACTTACAACTAAATTAAAAGATACGTGTTGGCAACAAAATATATGCCCGTATTATAATGCAAGAAACACATTACTAACTAGTAAGTTTGGTATCTTAAATTATAAAATGTTTCTGTCATTACCAGGACATGTAAAAAGAAAACAGTTTATCATATGTGACGAGGCTTCTGAATTAGAAGATACACTGGTTAATCAGTTTTCAGTAAGTATAGACCCTGAAAAACTAAAAATAGCAGGAGTTAGAGTTCAACCTCTAATAAACCATACAGATTATACTCAGGTTGAAAAGTGGCTCAGTAATGTATGTATAACGGTATGTGAGGAGGCTGATTTACTACTTGCTAATCTTCTCTCAAAAAAGAACGATAAAACTACACAATCTGATAAAATTAAACTTAACTACCTACGGAGTATACATAGTAGTGTTAAGATGATTTTAGATACCTGGAGTGAGTGTGAATATGTTATTCAAAAAGAAGATAAAATAGTAAAACTTACACCACTAAAAGTCGATACATTATCTAAGCATATATTTAAATATGCTGATAAAGTATTATTAATGTCTGCAACAATAATCGATCATAAGACATTTGCAAAGACTTTAGGTATAACTGATTACAAGTATATTGAGGTTGATAGTACATTCGACCCATCTAAAGCTCCTATATTCGTTAATACTAAGTTAAAGCTTAACCACAGTAACTTAAAAGATAATCTACCAACTATTGCTAAACAAATACAAGCTATCTGCGATAAACATAAAAATGATAAAGGTATTATACATACACATTCTATGGCAATAACTAGTTATTTACAGAATTCAATAAAAGGTAATAGATTTCTTTTTAGATCAGAAGGTCAAAAGAACGAGATGTTGATAACACAACATGCAGAATCTAAAGAACCTACTGTTGTTGTTAGTCCATCTGTTTCATTTGGTGTAGACTTTAAAGATGAACTAGCAAGATTTCAAATAATAGTAAAGGCTGCATTTCCACCTTTAGGTGATGCAAGAATAAAAAAGCTATTTGAACTAGATAAGCAATGGTATACAGATAAAATGTTATGTAATTTTGTACAAGCGTGTGGTAGAGGTGTTAGAAGTAAAGAGGATCATTGTGTAACATACGTATTAGATGCATGTATATATGACGCTATTAAGAATAATAACCGTAATCTACCTAAGTACTTCCTTAGTAGATTTGTATAAATATAATTATGACGTTTTCTGCATATTATAATTTGGATGAGTCTTTTAAGACTAAACTAAAAGCATTAGGTCTAGCTGGTTTAGCTGCTTTAACACCTTACGCTAAAGCTTCAGATATGAGTGTAAAGTTTGAATTACCCACAGCTTCAATACAATCCCAAGATAATTACTCAACACCTAAATATGCAAATGATGTAGATATAGTTGCTGCTACACTATATAAAGAAGCCAGAGGTGAAGGTCAAAAAGGAATGGAAGCTGTAAATGAAGTTATACATAACAGATCCAAAATTAGAGGTAAAAGTTTATCTGAAATATGTATACAACCAAAGCAATTTTCGTGTTGGAATGATGTAAAGCCTACGAAAGACGTTATAGGCTCTATCGCTAAAAAGGATCCTAAAGGCTTTGCAATAACCAAAAAAATAGCATCTAATGAGTTAACAAATCATACTAAAGGTGCTGAGTATTACCATACACTAGCTGTCAAGCCAAAGTGGGGACCAAAACTAAAGAAAAGCGGTTATAAGACTATTATAATAGGAAATCATATATTCTATTATAAGAAATAAAAGTTACTTTTTTCTCTTCTTTTTAGGTAATCTAAATGTAACTACAGAAGTAGATGGATTGAGTCTATCTCCTTTGAACCCACTATATGCAGAAGGTGATGATTTATTACCAAATAATGGGTTAATTGTACCATGATTAGGCATATTAGGTGCTTTTACAGGTCTTTTAGTACCTACAGGTGCTGTGAAACCACCCTCTAAAATAAAATTAACTAATTTATTGAATCCCATATTATTATTTATATAATACAAGAATGACTAAGACAAAAACACTAACCTGTGTAATAACAGGAAACAACACTATCTATTCAGGAGAGTTTCTTAATAAGAAGATCGAAGAATATGGTTCAGAAGAAATTTTAGAAAAAAGATATGTTTGTAAGGAGGTAAAAAGTTTTCTCAAAAAAAGATATAAAATCAAGGATATTAGAAAGGTATTATCAGTAGATGATAAAATACCATTACCTGATAATGAAACTATAATTTTTCTTGAAACAACATTTAATAGCAGTATTAATACTGAAAACTCTGCATCTACTACAATTACAGAATTTACATATAATAAATCAGATAAAGATGTTGAAGAGTTTATCAACAGGTATATAATTCAAAAATGATACCTATTTCTTTAGTAGAGACACCTGTTAACTTAGATGATTTTAAGATTTTAAATCAACACGAAAATGGGTATATTTTATTTCTAGGGTTTATCATACATAATGAATATGATAATACAAGATTAAAGCTATCGGAGGACTTTAATACATATAAATTCTTACATGTTAAAAAAGTAAATGACCAAATAGTTAGCTGTATACCACTATATGGATTATTATTAACACCTAATGATAATATAAAAAATCTAATAAACACATTAAAGATACAAGAAAGAGTGGACGAACTATCATTGAGTACATATAAAAATATTATTTCACAACATAATTTTTCTTGCGATAATACATATTCATTATTCAGTGACATAGTTTTCCCTATCGATTTTCATAATTTAAAATCGGTTTGTAATGATACGTTTAAAGATGATAAAAAAATCTTTCAACACTTACTATCATTAGACGAAAAACATTTTGATTTCCAAAGTTTTGCATCATTGAAATTGTTAATTCTTAAACTATAATAGAGGATAAATAATAATCTAACTTATGTTATTCGACGAACAAATATCACGCAAACCTAACCTGTATCCCTGGACTAAAGATTTTATTAAAGTAATGCATAATGGGTTTTGGACAGAAGATGAATTTTCATTTAAATCTGACGTACAGCAGTTTAAAGTAAATTTAACAAAACAAGAACAAGATATGATAATCAAGGTTCTCTCTGCTATCGGACAGATAGAAGTAGAGGTTAAATCATTCTGGGGTGAGCTTGGTAAAAATCTACCCCATCCATCTATTAAAGATCTTGGCTTTGTTATGGCTAATACTGAAGTTATCCATAATAACGCATATGAAAAACTACTAACACTCTTAGGATTAGAAGATATATTTCAACAGAACCTTAAGCTAGACTGGATTCAAGGTAGGGTTAAATATCTAAAAAAACATAATCATAGATTTTATAAAGACTCCAAGAAACAATACCTATATGCTGTAATTCTATTCACATTATATGTTGAAAACGTTTCATTATTTTCACAATTCTATATAGTTAACTGGTTTGCAAGATTTAAAAATGTACTAAAGGATACAGACCAGCAAGTTAAATATACACGTAACGAAGAAAATATACACGCACTTATTGGTATTAAAATAATAAACACTTTAAGAGAAGAGTATCCAGAGTTATTTGATGCTGAGCTTGAAGAGAGAATAATTAGTGAGGCTAAAGAGTCAATAAAGGCTGAGTCAATTATAATTGACTGGATGCTTGGAGATTTAAGAGAAGAAAACGTATCGCCAGAAATACTAAAAGAATTTATCAAAAATAGAATGAATCAATCTTTACTAAATATAGGATTTAAAAGTGTATTTGATATTAACCAGGAACTTCTAAATAAAACAAATTGGTTCGATGAAGAGCTACTAGGTAATAATATGACTGACTTTTTTCATACCCGTCCGGTAGAATATAGCAAAAAAAATCAATCATTCTCTGAATCTGACTTATTTTAATTTATGGAAACAATATATTGGTTAAACGAAGACTCTAGAACATATCTACAGCGAGGTTATTTATTACCTGGAGAGACTGCAGAGAATCGTATTAGAGACATTGCAGTTTTTGCAGAAAGTATTTTACAAAGACAAGGGTTTGCTGATAAGTTTGAAGATTACTTGAAAAAAGGGTTTTATAGCTTATCAAGCCCTATCTGGAGTAATTTTGGTAGAAAACGTGGATTACCAATATCATGTTTTGGTTCGTATGTAAGTGACGATATAAATGAAATTTTATTTAAAATTGGTGAAGTTGGATCAATGTCTAAATCAGGTGGTGGTACTTCTGGTTACTTTGGTAAGGTTAGATCAAGAGGTTCTAAAATCTCGTCCGGAGGTGAATCAACAGGTGTTCATCATCAATTAACAGTGTTTAATGCAATAACAAATTATATATCACAAGGAAACGTACGTAGGGGATCGTTTGCTGCATATCTACCAATAGATCATGGAGATTTTGACGAGTTTATAAATATAAGATCTGATGGTGATTCTATTCAAGACCTGTCAATAGGTGTATGTATAACAAATGAGTGGATGGAAGATATGATTGCCGGTAACACCGAGAAACGTCAACGCTGGGGTAAGGTAATTAAAAAGAGATTTGAGTCTGGTTATCCATACATATTCTTTACAGATAATGCAAATGATCAAGCTCCTAAAGTATATAAGGATAAAGGTTTAAAAATAACTCATTCTAACTTATGCTCTGAAATTATGCTTGCTAACGGTGTTGATGAATCATTTGTATGTGATTTATCATCTTTAAATCTTGAAAAATGGGATGAATGGAAGGATACAGATGCTGTAGAAGTACTTACGTTCTTTTTAGATGCTGTAATGACTGAGTTTATTAATAAAACAGAAGGTGATTTATTTTTATCTCATGCACGTAAATTTGCTATTAATCAGCGTGCCTTAGGTATAGGTGTATTGGGTTGGCATACATATTTGCAATCTAAAATGATTGCATTTGAATCATTACAAGCAAAGTCATTAAACGTACAGATTTGGAAAAATATAAGAACTAATGCAGATAATGCATCACAAAAATTAGCTGAACTATTCGGAGAGCCAGAACTGCTTAAGGGTTATGGTCGTAGAAATACTACTACACTTGCTATTGCTCCTACAACGTCAAGCTCTTTTATCTTAGGTCAAGTATCACCTTCAATAGAACCATTAAATTCAAACTACTTTGTAAAAGACTTAGCAAAAGGTAAGTTTACATTTAGAAACCCGCATTTAGTAAAGCTATTAGATTCTAAAGATAAGAATAAAGAAGATACTTGGAGATCTATTCTCGTAAAGGGTGGATCGGTACAGCATTTAGAGTTCTTAACAGAAGATGAGAAAAACGTATTTAAAAACTTTGGTGAAATATCTCAAAAGGAAATTATAATACAAGCTGCTGCACGTCAAAAATATATCGATCAAGGTCAATCCCTTAATATAATGGTACCACCAGATACCAAACCTAAAGATGTTAGTGAACTAACGATCTTTGCGTGGAGAGAAGGTATTAAAGCACTTTATTATCAAAGAAGTGCAAATCCTTCACAAGAGTTAGCAAGAAATATATTAAATTGTCAATCTTGTCAGTCGTAAGATTTATTTCTAATAGTTAATAAAAAAAAAGACATCCTTTAAAGGATGTCTTTTTTTATTTTTGACCTTTACTCATATTTTCTTTTATATACTCAATATCTTTTTGTATATATCCTATATCTCTTTCCATATTTATAATCTTATTATCGTATATTACCTTACCATCTTCAGTAATAATATTACTCAACCTTTTTTCTATATTTTTAAGAACAGGTGTAATATCATTAACTTGACGCTCTACATTAGAGGTTTTTGATTCTACTATGACTACTCTATTTGTCAATAGCTTAAAATCATCTTGTCCTACATAGTTACTATTTAACCATACAACACATGTTGCTATAAAAAAAGTACCTAAAATTTTAGCTAAATTAACGAATGAAAACAACTCTGCTACATGAGTAGGTTTTGTAGATGACATATATTATTTATTTATTATTATTTACGTTGATTGTGTATACCTTCAGATATAGAACGTTGTGCACCGTTATTTAACTCTTTAGCAGCAATTCTAACGTCATCATTAGTTTCTAGTAAGGTGAGAGGTAAGTTTGCGAATACGTGAGAATGTGGATAACATTCAACTATATTAGTACCTGTACCTGCAAATTCTAAAGTTGCAGCATTACCGTTTATTTTAACACTTACAGATTGACCTGAAACAAATTTACCAAATAATGTAACCTGTTCAGTCACTTGATATTCTTTAGGTGCTGTTATATGTTGTATATAGGTCTCTCCCTCTATATGTATACCTCCTCCAATAATAACATTATTATTAACACCAAGACTATCATTTATTAATATTTGTCTTTGATTTTTATTTCTTAATCTTAGTATTTCTGCAGATATATTGATTGTTTTAGCATCTAAATTTATTTCATTAGAAGATGCAATATTAACTTGTTCACCTACTACATTAGTAATTGTACCTGTAATATTGGTTTGACCAAGGGATTTAATGTTAAGACCACCTGCACCTACCAAAATATTCATTCTATTACATGCAGTTATTGTATAGTTACCGCCGGGTAAATCTTGTACATGTACTAGCTCTACTAACGGGCTTTCTTTTTTGTTTACATATACACCAAAATCATCTATAAGAACTTCATTACTTAACATTTTACCTATACCATCATAGCGTATACTACCATAATCATTAAACGATAACCCTATAGTTTCTATTTTGTGTTTAGCAATTTGTGTTATTTCACTACCACCAACTCCTAACTGCTTCTCTATTTCAGTTAATTGCTGTATATTAAGCTCCATTAACTGATTTAAAATTTCTTTTTGATCTTCTACATCCCAATTACCACCCTGTGAAGATGTACTCTTACCAATACCATCTGGTCCCCATTTTGTATTTGACTCTGCAAGATATCTTGAAGTAGGCGGAAGCGATCTATTAATGACATTATATAACGGGTTATTAATAGAATATGCACCATCAGATGATGCATTTGTAGTAGTATTATATGTAGTGTACGTTTGATTACCTGTAATAGTATTATATTTTACCGTACCATCTGTCACTGGGTGGTTAGCAAAATTACCGGATCTTGTTTGTAGTAAGCTATTACGCTTTAATCTTACATTACCATCAGTATCTAAAACGTTATTATTAACTGTACGCTTAATTTCAAATAGCTGTTTATTTTCTTGTATTATAGCGTAGGTTATTTTCCACTGCTCAAATAGTTCACTATTTAAGGAGCCAACTTTTTTGTACTTATCACGCATTATTATTTCATCTAAACTCTTACCAGTATACGTATTATTAAATCCTCTAACCGTCTCATATTGATCATTTAATACTAATTTTTGACTATTTTTAGTAGCAAGCTCTATATTGGACTGGTTATTAAATTCTTTAAATGAACCTGAAAAGTGTGTAAATTTTAATTTCTCGTTTAAGTCGGTATTAACTACTTCAATAGTACCACCTTTTTGATTAATTACAAATTTATTTCTATATGTATCTACATTATTATTATATTCTGTCTGTATCTTGTTTTCAAAACTACTTGGATAGTCCAACCCACCGTTTTCAGAATTAAAAATTCCTTGCCAGTCTACATTACCAAATGTTGTAGCAAAATAAATAGGTGCAGTAGGGTTACCATCCCTAAAAAATACCCATACATGCGAACCTACACTTGGTATAGAAAAAGAACCTTTTGCTTTATTAGAGTAAGATGATGGTATATATTCGTAAGATAATGGATTAGGTCTATTAACATTATTTGAAGCAGAATCGAAAGCATCCTGAAGTCTATAATTTTGATCTTCAAAAAATGCAGCAGGTTTGCCGGGTATTGTTTTTGAGTCAATATCTGGAGATATATCTCCTGCAAAATTAGAATCTGAAGTTGTACCTACCTGTCTTGTGTTATTATATCTACCGCTAGAATTTTCACCAACTAGCGGACAAGCACACTCAGCCCAAGGTAATATACGTTTTAATTCTTCAGCAACACTTATTATTGTCGAGCTAACAGAAGAATCACCAGCTGTAGTAGCCTGATCTTTTATTATTTGTGTTAATACTGATTGAATATTATTACCTAAAAACTTAAACGATTTATTACTTTTTTGTTGTATCCATCTTTGATATACAGTGGGAGATATATAAGGTACAAATACCTTAACTTTACCTGATTTTTCTGGGTCGTTATTTTGTATAACAATACCTACATGATTTCCGTAATATTTTTTCATAATATTGAACCTTTAATTAGATTAATTACTATTTTATTTGGAGGTGTTTTAGATTCACCTTTTTGTATTAGTGTAAGTCTTTCTTGTAATATTTTATTAGTGTTCTTAATGTATGCTTCTGATGTCATTGTACCAAGACTATCATCATTGTCTCTAGCAATTGATGTTGATGGTAATGTGTTGTTTATTTTTTGAATTGCAAATTTAATTAACGTTAACTGTAGATTGTTTAATTCAAGATTAAATTTTGCATTGTCTAAATCTAATTCATTTTGAGTATATAATTTATCTAAAATATTAACGTTTTCCTCTGATAATTTATACGATCTTACGAGAATTCTAGATTTAGTATATATATCGTCAAGCTCTGTATATGCTTTACCTTTTGATTCGATAATTAAATAAGAACCCCCACGCTGTACATCTTTAAGTAGTGAGGTGCTTACTTTATACAACTTACCTGTATCTTTTTCAAATTTATCGTCTTGAGGTGACGATACTGTTTGTAATGCACTTAAAGATTTTGTTTGTGTAGTTACCACCCCTTTATTACTCTGGGAATCAGAAGCTATAGATTGACCTTTACTTATAGTATTATTAGTAACCTCTTGAGTTTTTTGATTCTTATAATCATTATTTTCAGTTACATTTTTAATATCTTTGTTTGATAAATCTTTAGTGCTAGAAACACTTGTAGCCATAACTGCTGATTTTAATTTTGTTGTTTCTTGTGTGCTTGATAATGATTCTGATGTAACTCCATCTTCACAATCAAAAGCTGATTTCATATTTTGATATTGTTTGGAAATTTGATCTTTTGCAGATGTAATACTATTTGCAATACTTGTTTTAATACCTTTTAAATCTTCAGGTATACCCGCCTTTAAATCAGCACCCAATCCAGATACTAAACCACCTAAATTAGAAAGCTTACCGGTAGCATCATTTGCAAAATTACCTATTTGAGTTCCTATTTGTTTTGTGAGATCACCAGCCATATCACCAAAACCCTCAGCAATTTTTTGTGCTTTTAATTTTGATGATAGACCTTCTAAATTACTTGGTGCTAACTTTTTGAACTGTTCATTTATATTAGATAAAATTGGTAAGTTAGATAACTTATTTTTACACGACATATCAATATTTAAAGATAATATTGATTTTTCAAATCTACATATATAATCATTTTATGAATCATAAGATCTTAATTTCACATGAATCACCTATATCAATACTAACTGAATCACTTCAGTATAATGATTATGATTATTGTTTAGTACACCTTCTAGAGCAGAAACCTGAATATGCTGATTTCTTTAAGAGAAGTAAATCACTTAATCGTGAAATATTGCTAGATAATAGCATATTTGAATTAGGTACATCGTTTGAACCTTCTAAATTTGCTAAGTACGTAGAATTATTGCAACCTAATTGGTATATAGTACCAGACGTTTTAGAAGATGGTTATGCTACTATAGAATCGTTTAATAAGTTTACATCTACATATAAAAATCTACCCGGGTTAAAAATAGGTGCAGTACAAGGTAAGTGTTATGATGAACTAGTTGATTGTTATAAGTATATGTCACAAAATGCTGATTATATCGCTATAAGTTTTGATTTTAGTTATTATATTGGTACAGGTATTGGTTTATCGAAGTTAGATAGATGGTGTGATGGTAGAAAGCGCTTTATTAAATCTCTAATAAATGATGGTATTTGGGATTGGAATAAGCCGCATCATCTTTTAGGTTGCTCATTAGCGAAAGAATTTAGTTATTATGTGAATAATAACATTTACAATATTAGATCAATCGATACGTCAAACCCTGTTGTTGCAGGTATTAAAGGTATGAGATATAATGGAGATTTAGGGTTAAATGATAAACCTTCAGTTAAACTTGCTGACTCAATTGATCATGAAGTAACAACTGATGAATTGGAAATTATTAATTATAATACAAGACAGTTTAAAAATATACTAAAAAGATGATAATAACATTTACAGGTACTCAATCAGTTGGTAAAAGTACTTTACTTTCAGCTCTTCAAAAAGATGAAAGATATAAGGACTGGATGTTCGAACCAGAAATAACGCGTGGTCTAAAAGAAAAATTTGGACTGAATATAAATGAATCAGGTGATTCAATAACACAATTATTTGTTTTAAATTCACATTTAGAAAATGTAGTAAAGCATAAAAATAATAATGCTATATTAGATAGATGTATAGTTGATGGGCTTGTATATACAACATATCAATATATGACAGATAAGATTCATACAGATGTATTTTTGCATGCAAAATATATGTTTGATCTTATTGTTGATAAATATGATATAATATTCCATATTGAGCCTGAATTTCCTATTGTTGATGATGGTGTAAGAAGTATAGATGAAAAATTCAGATCAACTATAGCATCTTTAATAAATGAGGCTTTACGGTGTAATAACGTAAATAAAACTAAAATAGTAAAGTTGACAGGTACAGTAGAAGAAAGACTTAAACAGATAGATACAGCTGTTGAAAACTTAAAAAATAAATATACAATATAAACATGGCACTTAAAAAACTAGATAATAAGAATATTAGTAAACACCTTGGTAAGGTATCAAAATATAAATCAACATATGATCCTTCTCTATTGGTAAGAGAACCAAGATCATCAAATAGATTACATCTTAATATTAAAGATGATGATCTACCTTTTATAGGGTATGATACCTGGAATGCGTATGAAGTAAGCGCATTAGTGGATAGTGGTCTACCTGTTGCAGGTGTAGCTAAAATTGTTTACCCTGCTTCAAGTAAGTATATTGTAGAGTCAAAGTCTATTAAACTTTATTTTAACTCATTTAATATGACTAAGATAGGAGTTAATAGTAAGGTAGTTCTTGATAAAATAGCAATTATTGCTGCAGAAGATCTTTCAAACCTACTCGAAACAGATGTACGTGTTTATGTACATTCAAACGCTGAAGTATTAAGAAAAGAAAAGACTGCATATACTGAATGGAATCACAAAAGTTATTCTACGTTAGAGGACGATTATAATGTTAAAGGTGTTACCTTTGAAACCTATAAGGAAACACCTGAACTATTAGAGGTAGTAGATAGTGTAAATGATACTGTACACTATCATAGCGCTTTATTAAAGAGTAATTGCAGAGTAACTTCACAGCCAGATTGGGGTGATGTATATATTACAATTACAAAGAAAGGTAAAACTATTGATCCTATCTCCTTATTAAAGTATATAATCTCATTTAGAGATGAATGCCATTTTCATGAAGAGATATGCGAGACAATCTATAAACGTATTTATGATAAACTAGCACCTGATGAGCTTGCTGTAAGATGTTTATATGCAAGAAGAGGTGGTATTGATATCAACCCTGAAAGAGCAAACAGTGAGAGGTTACTTCAAACCAATTTACAACATTGTTGCATACCGCATATTAAAACACCCAAGCAATAATAAGTAGATTACGTAATAAATAATATTATGGCAGATACAAAATTAACAGGTTTAGATTCACTTTCATCAACACAAAGTAATGATTTACTATATATTGTAAGTTTACAAAATATAGGTTCAGGTGAGTCCAAGAAAATAAGTGTTGGTAATTTTCTTGGTAATATTAGTATACCTATAGCAACAAGTGATGCAATTAGGGCAAATTCTATTTCACTTAGCTCCAACGTAGCAGCTACCAACTATACTGGTGGTAATATAAATGTTACTTATGTAAATGCATCTACTGGTATTTTTAATAATCTTATTTCAGACTTTATACCTTTAACAGCAAACACTAATATAATAGCTATTGATCCAGAAGATAAAAGCAGAGTATATCATTTAGATACATCAACAGGTAATTTAAGTGTTGGTTTACCTTCTAGCCTACCTAATGGTTTTAATTTTAGAATAACAAATACAGGTACTAATACAATTTATGTATCATCTACCCAAACACCAATGATTTGTGCATTTTCAAATAGATGTACACTTCAGTTTGGTAGTTTGTTTATATATAAAGCAAATGATAAATTATTTGGTACTGGTGACTTCTTTAGATAACCAATAAACTTAATATAATATATCAAGAAGCTGCTTTTAAAGGCAGCTTTTTTTATGTCTAAATGAAATTAACCACAAAAAAAGAGCTGCTCTTTCGAGCAGCTCTGAAGTTTTATGGTTCGTTGTACTTGCGTTAAGCTTAGAAGTAAACTGACTGATTGCCAGGCGTAAATGCCTGACCAAGTCCGCTTACTATAATAACGTGGTAGTAGAGGTTTGCGCCGAAAATGTTGTCTACAACGCCGTAACGGGTTAATAGACCAACACGTGGTGCAAAATCGTTCTGACCGATTGTGCGTTGTACCATAACAGGTATGTATGGGCAGTAGATGATACCGGTATCGTAGAATTCTGGACCCTTGTAGCCAAGTAGTGCATATTCTGGACGAGTTGCGACATCAACGTATTGACCTTCTGTTCTGGTGTCTCTGTAAACCTGGAAACGACCACCAAGGCTACCTACCTTAGCAACACCGACTGGCTGTGTGTTAACATTGCCTTGAACTGGTACCCATTGGAATTCAGGTAGCATTTCAAGGATTGCACAAACGCGAGGTGTTGCAACAATGAAGTTTGCAGCGCCACGACGATTGCGTACAGCAATACGGTTAGCTTCGATAATTAGTCTTTGATAGAAGTCACGGTTACGTTCGACTAACCAACGGCCATCAGCTGAAGCAGGAGACCATATAGAAAAACCAACGCCGGCACCTGCATTGAGGGCGACTTGGATCATTCTAATAATCATTTCACGGTCGATTTCGGCCTGAATTTCATAGCTCATAGCGTTTGTTAATTCAGTGTCGATATCAATACCGTTCATGTTCTTGAGGTCTTGCTCAAGCTCTACGGACCAGCGGGCGCCTAAGCGTCTTGTACCAGCTTCAACTGCAGTCTTTTCAAATGAAACTTCGAATGTCGGAATGTTTTCCGAGATTTCAAAGCTTGATAGAAGAGCTGCTACACCGTTGTTCTCACCGTTAGCAATAAAGTTAACAGGAAGAGCAGCGCTACCTGAGAGGTAAGCTGCGGATGTACCGGTGTAAGCGCTGTTTAGATATTGGTAACCAGCTTCCTTACCGGCAGCAGAGGTGAGAACACCACTCTGACCGGTAGGAGAGTTGCCATTGGAACCTAAAGTAGCACCAGTGTAGCGATAACGAAGAGCGAATGCGAGGCCTACTGGACCTGCCATTGGTTGAACGCCGACAATTTCGTTAGAGATAAGCTCTGGGAAAGTGCGACGGATCATGGGGATCAAGATCTTTGGAAGACGGTAATCACCAGGCGCGTATGTATCTGTACCGGGGGTACCGGTAGAGTTCCATGTGTTCATGCCTGCTGTACCACCAACTGCACCACCGAAACCAGCAGTATTGAAACCGCCAGCAGGGTTGTAGTTAGGACCAGCTTCGTTAACCATACACCACTGTTCTTGGTTTTCCAAGAGCATTGCTGTATTTAAACGGGTGTGGTTGTCTTCAATCGGAGCGACGCTCTTAGAAGTGTAATCCAAAACTGGACCCCACTTCTCAAGAAGCGCTTTTGCTCTTGATTCATTGATATATGCTTGTGTAGGACGAATAGTGTTCATCGATAATTATTTATTCCTTTTTTGTTCGACCCCAGGGTTTTACCAGGTAACTCAGGAAAAAATAGCCTAATTTGTTCTCTTAGTACTTACCTAACTCTTGTAGGTAAGGAGAAAGTTGTTTGGTGCCTTCTGTGATAACTTCTTCTGACTGTTCAGTGATAACGTGATCAACATCTTGGCGCTCATTTAGTGCTTCTTCTTTCAAGACTTCGAGTCTATCTGTTAATTTCTTACTGAAGATCTTGACCGTGTAGTCAAAATTTTCATTTATAAATTCCAGCGATTTACCTTTCATCACTTTCTTAACATAAGATTTTTCTTTATCGTTAAGTGTGGATGTTTTTTGTTCGAGGATCAGACCAGCCTGTAATTGCTGTAAAGATTCCTTTAACGTAGCGTTTTCGCTTTGGATAGACTCAAGCTTTTTAGAAGCTTCATTTATTTGTTTTTTACCATCAATTACTGCTTCTTTAATAGAATCTTTTTCAAGTGCAGATGTGATAGCTAAAGTGTTTCTTAGAGATTCAAGTAGTTTGGCTGCTTTTTTGTTCTTAACAGCTTCTTGAATATCAGCAGCAGGTACCATTTCTTCAAGATAAGTTTCAAGATAATCACTAATGGATTCAACTAGAGTGTTTTTAAACTTCTTAGCATCTTCATTTAGTGTTCTTTCATACTTAGCAACAACCTTCTTAAGTTTAGTTGCTCTATCTAGTTCAATAGCTTCTACTACCTTTTCTAATTTGGTTGTATGATCTTTATCAATAGCTTCGAGCAATTGCTCAAGCTTTTTGGTATAAAGTTCATCTTGTTCGGCAAGAGCTTTCTCGACATGGAGTTCAACTTTTGCCTTTACCTTTGATTCAATTGCCTCTTGAATCGTTTTTAGAGATTCAGGTGATAGGTCTTTTAATTGTTCGTTAATATTCTCCATAAGTTAAAAAAGTTTTGCGTTGTTATTATTTATTATTTTTTGCTTAATTTTTTGCTCGATGGCAAGTTTTATTGAAGTTTTAGCAGATTCAGGTTTGCTATTCAATATATTAGTAATAAAATTATGCAAGGATTCTTTAACTACAGAACGCTTACTGTGTTTTTTGACCTTTTCTTTTTCTTTCGTCTTATGTTTTTTTCTCATATTCATATTATAATTTATTTATAAAACTAAGAATCGCACTACGTAGATATTGATCTTTATCAGAGCGCGGTAGAGTTATTAACTTTTTCTCAAAAGTATCATATAACTCCTCATACTGTCCGTTCTCTCTCAATACATATTGTTTAGATTCAAGAATACCATTTACAAACGCTTTACCGAAACTTGGATCTGCAACGCAATCGATTGCTACTAGTCTAAAATCTTTTACTCTATTACAACCGTTTGATTCAGGTATTAGTTGTCCTAAAGCTCTAGAACTCATACCAACCTTAACACCATCATTAATAAGTGAGCGAACTATGAGGCCTGTAGGTGTAGATAATACTTTACTCTTACCGTAAAATACATTACCATCTCTTTTGAGTTCTGTAACTAAATGACAAACTCTAGATAAGTCTACATCAGCTGTAGTTGGGTGGTTAAGCTCACCCATTGCTCTACCTGGCTTAATCATATCATCTTCATAGCGCTGAACTTCACGTACCATTTCATCAATAGGATATAGACGTTTATTTCTATTAACACCCTCTGCCATCATATATGGTCCCTTTATATAGAGTGTTCTAGGTTCATTAGCATTACGTTCTTCAACGACATACGTAAAGTCGTTGTTGTTCGTAGGTGTTTCAACTATTAGTCTAAGACTCATTTAATATTATTTATAAGATGATGTATCTTATCCATTAAGTTTTTATATTTAATTCTTTTTCAGTTAATATAACAAACTCCATGTTTTTTCTTTTAGCCCATTCTTTTGCAGCTGCCCATTTTGCTTGGTTAGTAATCCATGTAGTTTGTTCGTATAATATTGTCTTTTTATGTTTACCTTTTGTAGATACTGGTTGAACTGTCTGGGTACTAGGCTTAATTTCTATTAAAAGTTTTTGCTTATTTCCATCTTTATCTTTAAAGACAATAAAGTTATCTACAAAATATCTATGAACCTTTTTATCTAGTGGGTTAATATACGGTACAATTATATTTTCACTACCCCAGGCTAATATATTAGGATTTGTATCAGCCCATCTAAAAAATTTTAATTCCCAACCACTACGATATACAGGGTTTGTTTTACCTAAATACTTTCCTATATTGGTTGGTCGATATATACCTTGTTTATATTTATTAGCCATAATTTTACGACTAGTCCCTAGCCGACAAAGAATAGAGGAGGTTCATTATCACCAAGCCCAGGTGTAGCACCGGTATACAATTGTTCTTGAAGTTTTTCTTTCTCTGCAAGACCTTCTGATAACATATCAGCATTTACAGAACCACCACCAAATAATGTAGTACCTTGATATTTACCACGCACTCTTGCAAGTACTATTTTAGTTAGTGCAAGAGAATACTGATATATCCACTGCTCTTGTATTACATCTCTTAAAGGCTTTTCAACATAACAGCTTATAACACCATAATATTGTGAAGTACTCTCACCAGCTTTTGGTTGAGGATATATTCTCATTAGCTGAGTTCTGTCATTAAAGTCATATGAAGGTTTAATAGCTAATAGTTTCTCTCTATTATTTAGCCAATCCTTTAAGACATACCAGCTTATTAAATCAAATCCGTAATTACCCATTGCATAGCTAAAATAAGTTTGCTGTGCTAATGTCTGTTCAATAGTAAAGAGGGTGTTAATACCTGATGTAGATCCCTGTTCAAAGTCTATAATAGCGATTACTTTACGATAATCCATTATATCATAATCAAAAGAGTTATTATATTTTGTAGATGATACTAATGAGCCTAGTTGTGTTATTTGTCTTTGAACTGTCTGTGTAAAATTAGCTGTTAATGATGTATTAAAAGAGGTAATTTGACTATATACAGTAGAGTCAAGAATCTCATTTACAAATAATCCACCACTTAATGATGCAGATAGTGATGTAGATGTATTAAAATAATTTGAAGTTGTTGGTGTATTAACTATATATGCAACGGTTTGTTGTGGTACGTAGTTAGTGTATTGAGGATTAGAAGTCTTACCTTTTGCTTGATCTAACGCACTTGTGCCTTTTAGTGTAACAAGTGAATCTAATCTAAGACCAACATCTCTCTCATAAAGATTACTATTAAACAGAATGTACTCTCTAGTATAACCAGCAAATTTGGTAAACATTTCACATGCTATACTAATATTTTCATATAGCTGGTCTCTATGAACCTCAACATTAATGAATGGATAGCCAAGGCTTCTTAGTATTCTTTCTGATAATCTATTAAAAGAAGTTATTCTATTAGAAAGATTAGTACTTTGAAAAGCAGAGATGGGTGTTATATCGCACTGTGACATATAGTTATTTATGAATTCAAATCATTTAATATATCTAATTCTTCTTTATCATACTGCTTAGTTAAATGCTTAAACTCATTTGGTAATAGTTCTTTACCATTTATATAGTATTTTTCTTGTGTTTTATTACCATTTTCATCCCACGCTTGTACTGCAAGACCATCTAAACGATGAGGTTCGCCATCTTTATACCAAGTTTCACGTTGTTTTTGACCATTTGGGTACCAATATTGAAAAGCAGGACCATCTGAGCGATGATAATTATTATCTTTATACCAATATTCACGTTGTTTTTGACCATCTTCATACCAATAAGAACTAGTATATAAATCACCGTCTTCAAGTAATGATTCACTTTGCTTATTACCGTTTTTATATGATATATAGACAGT